ACCTCTGATACTCACCCAATACAAAAGGGCTGATAAGTTTTTGTTCGTCAACACCGATGATAAAGACCTTATACCAATAAGAATAGATTTACCAGAACCTCCTGAATACCATAAAATAGATGGTTTCGGATTACCAGCTAAAGAACAGAAATTTACGCCGCCAAAACTTCCTAGAAGATTAAGGGAGCTTCAAAAAGAGGAACACACCCTTGATGAACTTCATGATATAATAGAAGACAATCAAGAAGCTTATGAAGAAGAGATATCGTTTATAGAAGAGCAGTGGACCAGAAGATTAGATGGTTATTGGTTTTTTAACAACGGCAAGCCAACTTACATAGATGGTTGGCACTATTTTTTTTGTTCATGGTGGAATATTGATATTGGGTTACCAGAATATCGTTCAAGAGATAGAAAGTTTTTCTTATTCGCAAGAATGACCTATAACGAAACCCGTACATTTACAGAAATTGATAAAAAAGGAAATGCTATAATTTCAGAAGAATCGGGTTATTATGATTTTGAAGATACTGGTAGCAGAGTAATTTATGGATTTAACTATCCTAAACACAGGCGCGAAGGAGCTACTTCTAAATCTGAATGTATTCATTACGAAATCATAAGCAGAACAATTAATGGGCATGGTGGAATCCAGAGTCAAAACGATACTCAATCTAAAGACTGTTTCTTAAAACATTTAGTTGCACCATGGAAGAGATTACCATTTTTCTTCAAACCGAATTATGAAGGATCAACATCTCCAAAAACAGAATTATCATTTTCTCCTCCTGCCAAAAGACTATCTTCAAAAGGATCATTATCCAAAACAGATATTGGGTTAGAATCTAAAATTGATTACACGAATGCTGATCCTGGAGCTTATGATGGTTGGAAACTATATTTCCATCATGATGATGAAGTTGGAAAATTAAAAGGAGGAATATCTTGTTGGGCCAGACATCTTGTAGTAAAAGAATGTCTACAACAAGGTGCGGGTAAAAATATTATTGGGTTCACCATAAAAACATCTACAGTAGGAGAGATGGAACGTGGTGGTGGAAAGTTATTTAAAACCCAATGCGAACTAAGTGATTATTTTGTAAGAACACCCAATGGTCAAACCGTATCAGGATTAGTAACATTATTCATTCCTGCCTATGATGGACTAGAAGGATTTGTAGATGAATATGGTGATTCTGTAATAAACAAACCAACAAAAGCACAGGCTGAATTTATAAACTCAAAAATTGGGGCACAGGAACATCTTTTAAATAACAGAAAAGGTTTTATCGATTCAGCAAACTTCGAGGCGCTTAGTGAAGAGACTAGAAAATACCCGATGACCTTTACAGAATGTTTTAGAACCTCTGCAAAAGATTCTGGGTTTAACATGCAAAAACTAGAGTCATACATCGATGAAATGAGGTTTAACAAACCATCGTTACCTGTTGAAGGTGATTTTAGTTGGGTTGAAAACGTTAGGGATTCAAGGGTTGAATTTATAGCAAAAAAAGGTGGAAAATTTAAAGTTTCTCACCAGCTAAACGAAGATGAAAGTAACCGTAAATATTGGGACGATTCCACCGAGTCTTTCAAACCTGCTAACACTTCTTGGGGAGTAGCTGGTTCCGATACTTTTAAATTCAACAAAACGGCAGGTAGTAGAAAATCAAATGGTGGCGGTGCTGTGGTTCGAAAAGGTAAAATCAAAGATTTCAATTTCTCTCAAAAAAGAAAATTCGTATGCACATATTCAAATAGAACGGCCAATAAAAATGATTATGGTGAAGATATGTTGATGATGTGTGTATATTATGGAATACAAATGTTTCCTGAAATAAACGTCCCGTTCGTATGGGAATATTTTGAAGAGAGGGGTTATGCTGATTTTTTATTATACAAAGTCGATCCTGTTACATTTGAACAAAGCAAAACGCCAGGTTCAAACACCAATGAAAAAATTAAGCAAGATATATTTGGAGAATACATGCAGTTCATTGAAAACGAGGCTGATGAAGAAACTCACATTGAGTTATTAGAAGAATGTAGAGACATCGCAGGACCAGAACAAATGACCCACTATGACCTTTTTACAGCAGGAGGATATGCCTTATTAGGGACTGCATCAATCTATAATAAAGTAGAAGAAATTGAGAAGGAAACTGTTGATTATAGTAGTTTTGTTAAAAAAAGAACTTATCATAGAAGATAATTCACTAACTTCGTAAAAATAATATATAGATATGCCTGTCAGTGTAGTAAATACAACCACTAATTATCAAAGAGGAACATATCCTTTTCCAAAAGACGAAATTTCCGTTGATGATAAAAATGCAGAATGGTGTAGACAATGGTGCGAAGCTATCTATGCCGTTTACGTAACAGACAGATCATCAACCCCATATTCGAACAAAGAAGAGTGGGCTAATCTTAGAAGATATGGTGGTGGAAACCAGAGAGTCGATAAATACCAAGAAATTTTAGTAGGAGAAGAAGAAGCTGATGGAGAACTTAAAGGTTATCTAAATATCAATTGGGATATCTTTTCCGTAATGCCCAAATTTAAACATATCGTAAGAGGAATTTTTGAAGAGCAAGAACATGCTATTGTAGCTACGGCCATTGATCCAAAAAGTATTGAGACTAAAGACACCGAGAAATTAAAAAAGTGGTTTAAAAGCCGATACAAAGACCTTATAGGAAACGTACAGCAAATGGCAGGTGTTCAACAAGAACCTGAATGGTTGCCCGAGTCAATAGATGAATTAGAAATATATCAGTCTGTTGGTGGTTTTAAGATGGCTAAAGAAACTGAAATAGAAGAAGCTTTAGATTACACTCTTTATATTAGTGATTGGAAAGAAAATAAAAGGAAAATGATTGATGACTTTGCTGACATCAATTGTGCCGCAGTAAAAGATTTTACAGATCCATACACCAGAAAGGTAAAAATAAGATACGTTGATCCATTACAATTAATAATTCAATATTCTCGTCACTGGGATCATCGCAATTCAGAATACGCAGGAGAGATTATTCAAGAATCGATATCCAACATTCGTAAAAATACAGATTTAACCGAAGAGCAGCTTAGAAATTTAGCTCAATTTTACAACGGTAGATTTTCAAACAAAAACCTTTCTTCATGGGCAGAGAGTGATCTTATTTTGCAAGAAGGTGGTTGGAGATACGATGACTTCATGGTGGAGATTATGGATGCTGAATGGTTTTCTATAAACGAAAAGGGTATTACAAAAAGAACGAATAGCAGAGGGCAAACATTTTCCTACGAAGAAAAAACTGGAAAAATGTATAACGATAAAAAACGACGTACTGAATTAAAAAGATACAAAGTTGTTTATCGCGCTAAGTGGATCATTGGAATGGATTACGTTTATGATTTTGGATTACAGTACGATGTCACTCGTCCTGGTAAAAAAGAAGTTGAATTATCTTTTAAATTTTACAAGTTACCTGGAAGATCATTAGTAAGTTTAGCAGTTCCGAATTTAGACCAAATGCAATTAACATGGTTAAAACTTCAAAATGCAATTGCCATGTCTTCAAACTCTGGTATAGCAGTAGAGTTTTCATCATTAATGAACATGAAGCTTGGTGGAGATAAAATGGAGCCAATGGATATTCTTTCCATAAGAAGAGATACTGGAGACTTGATTTATAAACTAACCAACGCGAAAGGTCACAGGAATGGTGGTCAAAGTCCTATTCAAGAATTAAAAGGTGGAATAGGGTCGCAATTGGAGGAGTTTTTAAGATTATTTGAGTTAAACCTTAATTTCATTAGAGACTTAACTGGTATCAATAGGATAACGGATGCTAGTAATCCTAATCCAAACGATAGCGTAGGTGGTTCAGAAATGGCTATAGCAGCTACGTCAAACGCATTAAAGCCTATTTACTCAGCTTATATTCGATTAAAAGAATTAGCAGCCAGAAGTGCAGCCTTAAGGATTCAATTACTATTACGCCATGATAAAAAAGCTTACGAAGGATATATTCCTGTTGTTGGTGGAAGTGGCGTAAAAATACTTTCTGTAGGAACAGAAGCTATGGATGCCGATTACAACATTACCATTACAGCAAAGCCAACATCACAGCGTAAACAAATGATAATGCAAGCGGCAATGCAAGCAATGCAGCCTGATAAGAGTGGAAATAGCGCTATTGAGCAAGCTGACTACATGATGATTGAGCGTTTAGTGGAAGCAGGTAATGAAAAATTAGCTGAAATAACACTTAATTATAAATCGAAAAAGAATAAGCAACACCAATTACAAGTTCAGCGCGAAAATATGGAAATTGATAGCAAAAATCAACAACAAGCTGCAACAGTTAAAGGTGAACAAGAAAGAAAAAGTTTACAATTTAAGTCTCAATTAAAAATAAAGGAAGAACAGTCTAAATACGATTTAGAAGACCGTAATAGTCAGCGAGATCACGAAAGAGATATGCAGAAAATTGCAGCACAGACTGTTTTGGATGCACAAATGGAGAGTAATAAAGTAGAACAACCTAATAAACAAACGGCGTAATCATGGCAAAAGAAAAATTTACAGAACAAGATTTAAAGTCAAATCCAGAATTGAAAGCTTTTCAAGAGATGGATTTGCAAAATAACATTCAGGGGCAGATAGGATTAGAAACTGCCCAAGGTGAAGAAGCAGCAGGTACAGCCGCCGCACAAGGAGCGGGCGCAGAAGCAGTAGCGGGCGCAGAAGCCGCAGGTACAGAAGCCGTAGGTACAGAAGCCGTAGCGGGCGCAGAAGCCGCCGCAGGTACAGAAGCCGTAGTGGGCGCAGAAGCCGCCGCACAAGGAACAACATTGAGTGAAGAAATGCTTACGAAACAGCGTAATGATTTCGCGAAAGAGATTTTCGGAGATCGTTATGAAACTGCGGAGGAAGCTGTTAATGCAAATATACCCAGTATTTTCGATGAAGTTGAAACATTGCGCAATACTAAAACTGAATTGGAAGGTAAACTCGAAGCTAAGCCCAAAACAGATTTCGCATCAGACGAGATGGCTTTATTTAACGTGTTTGCTAAAGAAACTGGGAAGTCCGATTTTGGATTATTTAGAACGATTAACAATGCTGATTTTGCAACAATGGATTCCATGGTTGCATTGAAAACAAAGTATCGCTTGGATAATCCAGCCTCAACAGCAACAGATGGTCAACTAACAAAATTCTTCGAGAGGAAGTATAATGTTGATCCTGAGACTGTTGAAGCTGACGAGTTGGAAATTAATAAAATTAGCATGATGGATGATGCTAACGTTGCAAAAAATACTCTTATAGAGGTTAAGGAAAAATTAAAAATTCCTGAGCCAGTAGAAGAGTTAAGTAAACCTAAAGAATTATCAAAAGAAGAACAGGCTGTTTTAAAAACAGGTTGGGAAGAGTTTGGTGCAAAAGTGGGTCAAGGATTGGCAAAGCTTAAAATTCCTATTACAAAAGGTGATAAGCAAGAAAACTTGTTAGATTATGAAATTTCAGAAGTCGAACAACAAGAAGTGAAGAAATATGTTGCGAATTATGCAGTTACGAACCGTATGGAACTTAATGAAGCAAATGCGAAATTTATTTCTCAAAGAGCTTATAACGAATTAATGATAAATAAGCTGCCAGACTTAGTGCATTCCGTTTTTGAG